CGGTAGCTTTGCAATCGTGCGATAATCTTCGCACTTCGTTAAACAGACGTTATCACCGTTCCAATGGTATCTCTCACAGCCCTCACACAACCAATCAAACACCGCCTCACGGCTTACACAATCCTCGCAAGGCTCTTGCTCTTCAAAGTGAATCGTAATTTTTCTATATGCTTCGTTGCTGATTTCATCACACATATTCATAGCACCAATAAAATCTAACTCTTCTCTTGTCATTCCTTCACCTTTTTATCTCATTCTCAATATATCTCCTCAGCCTTGATTCACTTAAGATCTGCTGCCTCCTGACTTCCATGATCTCATCCTTTTCCTTTATGATCGCTATCGCTGCGATTATGTCCACAATCGCCAGGATAATTAATGCGTTCTTCATTGCTTTTTCCTCCGGTCTCCGTAAATCTTATAATTCTCTGCTCTTCCATCTCTTATCCCGTCCGCGTAGCCTTGTTTATATACGGTCACGACAACAGCTGAAAGAAATATAATAAGTCCTATGCCGGCCACAATCATTCTTCTTCCTCCACGTTTACTTTTATAAATCCTCTCTGTTTTCTTGAGTAATAAGACAAAACCGTCTCCCTTGTTAATCCAAGGATCTGCGCGAGCTCCCTTTTTGATTCCGCAACAGCGATCGGGAGCTCATATTCATCAAGAGTCACCTTTAAGAAAAGCGTCATCTTCTGCCTCCGCTTCCAACGCTTTGATCTTATCGTCAATAACTTTCAATGTTGCCGTTCTCATTTTATATGATGATGTTATGGGCATATGCTCCCCAGTAATGGGATCCCTTATAACTGAAAGATTCTCTATATCTTTTTTTATCTCTTTGAGCATTTCATACTGGCCCATCTTTTTAATTTCTTGTACAATTGCAAACTCATCTTTTCTCATTTTCTTCTCCTCTCTTATCTTCCTTTGATCTCTTCCATTCCTCACGCTCCTTCAATCGCTGCGCGTACATTATCGCTGATAATCTGCTCATTCTTCCTCCTCATTTATGATCCCCCCGGTCCTTATGATGTCGTTTTCCAAAAGATACCTCTGCGACTTCCATCCGATATCCGAATAACGCTCCATGATCTTCCTGCTCAGGAGCGAAGCCTGAATGTTCTTTCCGATCCTTGTGGATCTCGTCTCAAATCTATCTTCGAGAGGCTTATTGTAGCAATCAATTATTATGTCGATGATCGCATTCAGGGCATCGATCTTCTCTGCATCGCTGACTTTTCTTTTTGTTCTTTGCATCCTCCACCTCCCTTTGCAATCTGGTTCCATAATATATTGGCCTTGTGTATGCAGCGGAGAGATGTGGATTCAATCTGTTATGCTCTGCATCTCTCATGAGCCTGTCAAATTCCGGATTATAATCATGACTCATCTTGGAGATGGGCTTCCTCCTACTCATAACAATCCCTCCTTTGCCTCAGCCTTAAAGGCTGAGGACTTTCAATCTTTATTTTCTGAGCTCTGTGATAAATCCCTTTGCCCGAAAGGACCCTTTAAGATAAAATTGGCGTGAGCTGCGTATTCGCCTTTTAGCTTTATAAGAATGCTCTCATATTCGTCAATCTCTTTGTTGAGCTCTTCCATCCGCTTCACGATAGTATCAAATACGCAATCAGGCGCTTTCATTTCCCGATTGTATGGAGCTGTCTCTTTACCTTTAGATCTTTTTATCTTTGCTACGCTCATCAATACTCCCTCATAATAAATAAAATCCATCTGGTGGCTCTCCTTTGTCTTTATGCGATTTTCTCCCTGCCTTGCCATCAGAATCCCCGTGGTTTCTGTTGTTTAGATTTTTGATACCTTCTCCGCCTTTGTCTTTATGCCATTTATCAAAAATATATTTCTCTTTTTTCCATTCAGGATAAAAGCCTTTGAGATAAGCTGCTGCCTCTTTGAGCATCTCTTTCCGCTTTATGGAATTATCAAGCTCATCATGGCATTTCCTGCATACAGTGACGATGTTCTCTTCACAGCCAAGCCCTCCGTGAGATCTTGGCACGATATGAGCTTCCGGAAGCCCCGGAGCTTTACAGAAGATACATCTTCCGCCATCCCTCTCATAAACGATCCGCTTTGTCTTTATGCTTATTTCACAGGCTTTTGTCCTTTTATGCTTTGAGCTCATCATCCTCCGTCTTTTTTATACGGATATGAAGATAATAATCTGAATCGAGCCAGATCTTGCATACTTTGTCTTTATCGAGTTTTATGGAAAACTCTTCGATGTTTCCATCCTCAAGAAGCTTGATAGAAGTGAGGATATAATCGATCATCTTGTCGGTCACAAACTTCTTTTTGACATATTCCATGACCTTCTTTTCTCTGGCCTTTCTTCTCTTTTCAGACTGAGCTTCTGCGCAAAGGCATTGCTCTGTCGCCATCGCATCAAGCTCCGCCTGACTGACTTCTCCGATCGTCTGGATCCATTTTGTCTGTCCGCAAAAGGCACACTTTCCGATCTGCTTCTCTTCTTTGTCGTAATCAACAGCCGACATTGTTTAACCTCCATTCCATCTCTTTTAAGTTTTTATTGTTCAGCTCCTCGCCCCTTGCAAATGAAACTGCATGCTTATTGAGCTGCAATGCTATCTGCTGCCAAAGGTCGAGATGCCTTACTTCTTCGTTAAGCCTTATCTTTCGCCAGTCGTTCGCCTTCCACCGAAAGAGCCATCCGTTTATCAGTACGGCCCTTACAAAATCATCTGATATGTATATCTTGATGACTGCTGCCTTATTGAACTTTTGCAAGGCTGTCAGGAAGGCTGTGAGGACAGCTCTCTTTGTGGTCGCATTGTTTAACATAACAGCACCATCTCTTCTCTCGACTGTTCCATTGTTTAATGCACAGACGATCAACCATCTTGCCTGAGCTCTTTCCAGTCTGGCGGGATTCTTTGTCTTGCCCTGGACGTAGATGTCTACTTTCATTCATAATCTTCCCCTTTCTTGAATATTTTTTTTATGGATTCCCAAAACCTGCACCTTTTACGCCCTTTTTTTGCACTTATCTCCTTTGAGCTCTCGGATGCGGCTCTCCTGATCATGTAGCGCTGAAATCTTATCCCTGCAAATTCATTGAAGCCGTTTACAACGGAATCCCTTATAAGCTCATACCCTTGCGGAACGATCGGCTCATCCTTTAATGGGCCCGCAACGATCCTCGACTTGACTTCCGGCTCTTTCAGGTTCCTTGATCTGTGATATTTGCTCCGTCCTTTGGTCTGCTCTTCCTTCGTCTCGATCTTACAGAAGTATTCGGCAAGGTCCTTATAAGCTCCCTCTTCGTACATCTGGGAGATCTTGATATGATTCCCCCAGATGGAAGTAAGCTCATCAAGGAGAAAAGGATCCTTCTCAATTACCATGTGATGGTGCAAAGCCTCTCTGATCTTGCCTCTCTCCGTTATTGCTATGTATTTGAATTTTTTATTTTGCCTCTTGAGCCTTCTTGAGATCTTATAAAGGCATCTCATGAGATTCTTTTCCGCTTCCTCATATGTCTCGGGCCTTTGGTCTTTTGGATAATCAAGCGTTATATGATAGCCCTTATCGAAGTTTAAGATCATGAGGAGCTGAAGCTTCTCGGCTCTCTTATGGTTGTTATACTTAGCCATTGCCTTTGGAGTCTCTTTCAACTTTGCTCTCCTTTTCCTTGCGGGAGCTCCAAAGCCTCTCGGAGTATAGTTGCATATGAGCGCATATTCTCCGGCAATCTGGATCTTATTAAGATACATATATACCTGACTCCCTTGTCATATTTTTATTTACCTGTCAGATTGTGAATAAGTTTAATATTTTAATCGCTCCGAAAAAGGCCGCTCAGATCCTTTCTATTTGCGACTATTCAAGGGATTATGGTATAATATCACCGGAAGTTATCTTCCAATACCAATACATGGTGATTGCGTTTTATACCAATCCCCCGAAAATGAGCTGTTGCAGCAGCTCATTTTTTTGTGTTCATTTATCTACAACAAGCATTGTGACGATCTTGATCTGCTCTTCCTTGGGAACTTTTAACGCCTCCAATATCTCCGACATTATTCCCAAAGGGATCCTCTCAGGATCCTTGAAGTATTTAAGCATCGTGCAGCTGGATCCAACTGTTGTATGTGCTCTAAGTGCTTCCTTTGATGTGATCTTCTGAAGGATCATATATTTTGAGATCTCAGACTCAAATAAGATCCCTTTTTTGGTCTTAGTCTTTGTCTTTCTCATGCTCCACACCTCTTAGTTATTCAATTGAAAATGGAGAATATAAGCACTCACAGACTGCTCAGATTTATGCTGTGAGTGGAATGTCTTGAACAGACTGAAAAAGAACTTTTAATCTGCCCTCTTTTTTGATACAATGAGGACGGAAATTCTTGCACTTGCCAAAGTAAAGATTTTTCCGTCGAAAAGGGATCATGTGTCAGCATGGTCTCTTTTTTTGCCATGTATCTGCTCATATTCCTCACTCCTGGTCAATATTTCCTCAACATATTCAGTTATTACTCCATATCGTTTATATCTTCGTACTGCTCTCCATCCTGCAGAATAGTGCAAAAGGACCATGTAATCATCCCCCTCGAACATTTCAAAGAGCTCAGAGAGATAATCTGCAGCTACAACGATATTCTTATATGGATCCAGCATGTCATCTGCTGTCCATCCATATTTTTTGATGCGATCCTTGTGGATCTTGACATTGACCTGCATCATGCCGTAATGATTGCCGTTTTTGACATCCGGAACGAAACGCGACTCATGCCAGGCGATTGCCTCAAGAAGCTCCGGACAAATACAAAACTCTTGGCCAACATCATCAAAATATTTTTTTAAATCCTTTGGGATTTCATCCTCAGCGACTTGACTCTGCTCAATGGCATATGCGCTGATTGATTGGCTTAGAAACGCCGATGATAATCCCCCCACACATAAGAAAACAATAATCATTTGCCGAATCAGCTCATCTTTAAAAGCTCTCTCCCATAAGCTTTTAAATGTTCCCCATGAGCGACATCGGACTTTAACCCGTCTCACTTTTCTCTTTCCTCCTATTCTGCTTTACATTGCATAAATAATTCAGGACTTACTCCCAAGGCCATACAGATCGCCTCAAATTCATCCGCCCTCATTGCTGTGCGATTGTGGATGATCAGGCTGAATCTGTAGTCTTTGATCCCTGCCTTTTTTGCCACATGGCACTTTTTAATGCCATTATTGGCTAAATATTCTGCAATTTTGGTTTGAACTTGCAATTTTTTGAACCCCCTTTCGAAATTAAATTTCAAACGCGATGTAGTTATATTGTTTCATCAAATAATTGCGCTGTCAACAAGTTTTTATCAGAATAACGTGTGTTTTCCTTGTAGCCCCAGTATTATTCTGATAAAATTTCTTTGTCAAAATTATTTTTGTATTGCATTTTTAATTTTTGACTGAAAAGGTAAAAATATGAGTACATTATCAGAAAACCTCAAAAATATGCGGCTTCTAAGAGGTTATAGTATAAAAGAGGTTGCATCAAGAATCGGATGTGTTCCGAACACAATCGCCAATTGGGAAAAAGGAACCATCAGTCCTCATGTCGATATGCTCCAAGAACTATGCAATTTATATGATATCTCGCCCAATCAGATCTTTGGATGGGAGCCCTGTGAGGAACTCGAAAATTTTATTGATGAGAAAAAAGCTATCATGGACGAGCTTGCTAGGCTCCACCAACAAAGAGCTGAAATTGATAAACGCATTCGGCATTATGCGAAATTATTAAACCAGAGAAAATAATCTCTGGTTTTCTTTTGCTTTTCTGATTGACAAAATGATAATTTGATGGTATTTTGAAAGAACCAAAAAAATATTGGAGAAAGGACAAGAAAAATGAGGAAAAGTTCAATCGACAAAAGACTCAGAATCTTGCTTGCAGATCTCGGCTATAATCAAAAAGAATTTTCAAAGCTGACGGGAATCTCAGAATCATCAATATGCCGATACCTTGATGGAACTCGGATTCCTAACGTTGATACAGTTGTAAGGATCACCGATCTGACCGATGTGGATCCTGCTTGGCTCCTTGGTTATGGAGACGATGATAAAATGGAAAGGATGTGATCATATGGCAAGTGCTAAAAAAATACCCTCTGGAGCATGGAATTTCCGAGGATGTCTGAAAAAAGAAGAATTTAAAAGACTATTGGAATGTACCAGAGATCAGGAGGAGAAGCTTATAATCATGCTTGCAGGTCTTTATGCATTAAGACGCGGAGAGATCGCATGCCTTACCGGAGCTGATATCATCTGGGACATGCACTGCATCCAAGTCAAACATTCTAGGGTCCAGAATTTACAAAAAGAATGGATAATTAAATCAACCATAACAACAAGAACGATTGAGATAGATCCAAAGCTTATGGCTCTATTTCCAAAAGTCGGACCAAAAGAGCTTGTTATCTCAAAGAATCCTATCCAAATCACAAAAATGTTTGAAAGGATCAGAAATGAGGCAGGAGTCTCATGTAGATTCCATGATCTGAGAAAATATGCAGCCTCTATCAGATCAGATGTGATGTCATCTAATGGAGACGATGACAAAAAGGAAAGGATGTGATTACATGGCAAGTGCACAAATGTTGGACTCAGGATCTTGGCGGACAAGAGCAACAAAAGTTATTGATGGAAAAAAGGTTACAAAATCCTTTACTGTCAGCCCAAATGAATTCCCGGGGAATCCAAAAAAAACGCAGAATAATATGGCAAAGAATAAGTCTGAGTTATTAGCCAGAAATTGGATGAATAATGTTGAATATGAGCAAGAAGTTACAACGGTACGAAAGGCCATTCAAGATTATATTGCAGACAGGTCGAACATATTGTCTGCGTCCACAATAGCCGGTTACGATAGAATGTATACATATTTCGCTGATATTTTGGATATGGATATTCAAGATATCTCATCGAGAACATTGCAAACTATAATAAATAGCTGGGCTTTGGATGTTTCAGCTAAAACCATAAAAAACAGAATTTATTTTTTAATTCCAGCTTTAAACCTTGCCGGGATAGAAAAGAAGTACACGCTTCGTTTTCCTCAAAATAAACCAAAAGAACTGCTGCCCCCTGAACAAAATGAATTTCACAGGCTTTTATCTGCTGCGCGGTCTCCTGAAGAAAAGCTTATTCTTGTTCTTAGTGGTCTTTATACACTCAGACGCAGTGAGATTTGCGGAATTAAAGGCGCAGATATATTAAGGGATATGCAATGCATATACATTCATAGAGGAATGGTAAAGGATAAAAATGGGAAATGGATCCTCAAGGATTTTCCAAAGACAAAAGATTCAGTCAGACTTATTAAAATAGGCTCGGACATCATGAAACTGATCCCTGATATTGATCCGGATGAGCTGCTAATAAAAACTAACCCAAATATGATCACAAAGAAATTTGGACAGCTCAGAAAAATAGTCAATGTGAGCTGCCGATTCCATGACCTCAGAAAATTCGCAGCTTCATTGAGATCTGATGCAATGCCCCGCAAATATGTCGAAAAAATCGGTGGCTGGCGCTCAGGCTCTCCGATCCTCTCAAGTGTATACGATAAACCTTTCAAGGAAAAGCTTACAGCCTATCAGGATCAATTTAATGAGTCAATAATGAATGAATATGGGAAAGAGCTATTCGGAAGTTGACAAGATGGTTGACACGAAAGTTGACACGAATTTCCAAAACCCGCATGAATACTATATTTATTCAATAATGCAGACGGGTTCAAATCCCCTCAACTCCGTATTTTCCACACTTTCAGCAACCAAGTCTTTTTTGATTAAAAAACCGCTTGGTTGCTGATTTTTTTATTTATTTTTTGATGTATAAAATTCATTTTTTAAACTTCAAAAATCATATAAAAATTTTGAAAGTTGACACGAAGTTGACACGAAAGTTGACACGAAATTTTTATTATATTGCTTATTAGTTTTTTATATCTCGATAATATTCATTCACCAATTTCCTTATGGCCTTATAATCATATCCGGCCATCGTCAGGAGCTTCTCTCTAGATGGATTATCATTCTGAGTGCCCCACTTCCCCGCAAGGACCTCCTGCACAATCTCCTCATTGGTCTTTTTATACGGCGCTGCACCTATGAGATTGACAACACCATCAAAATCAACATCAAGGTCAACCTTGGGCTTTATTCCGGGAACATTTCCTTTGCTGGAGTATTGCCAGCCCACTGCGGTCTTATATGATGGCTTTAATGATGATCTTGCATTATATGCCCCCATGTCATTCCTTGGATATCTTGCGATCCAAAAGTCAAATTCATCCTTTAAAGGCTCCGGGATAACATTGTCATACCAGTCTTTATTGCAATATATTCCGACATGATATCCGGCTGATCTGAATGCGTTTGCATAAAGATCTGTCATTGCTTGGATTTTTTTCTTTCCCTCTTTTCTGAGGAATTCTGACTCATAATCAAGCCAAATTCCATATTCAAGAGGCCTGTCCGCAAGATGACCAAGGAGAGCCTTTGCATCTGCATTAGGATTGGAGATGGAGGATCTTCCTATATAGATATACACGCCTCTGGATATGCCATAAATACCACATTTACGATAGTTAAATTCAAAATACTCATCTATGCGGTGAGACTGGGCCTCATACATGCATTTAATGACAGAGAATTTTTTGCCGGCATTTGCGACTTGTTTCCAGTCGATATCAAGCTGATAATGGCTGACATCAACTCCTAATACCTCACTCATTGCTTTCATCCTCTTTCTCGGAAAGAATATCAATTGCATTTTTTATCACTTTAGGCAAAGGAACGCCCATTATAAGAGCATTCTCTGTTATTGAAAGCACTTCATTTACGCAGTATCCTATTACAACAGCGTCGCGGATGTAGTTAGTGCCTATTAGAATATCTAATCTGTAAGCGATCAAAACAAAAAGAAGAGTCATTGCTTTTTTGCTAAGACCCTTCCATCCTACTTTACTCGATAACGCTCCGCCTTCACTCTTGGGAGATTTTTTGAATACTGCTGCGACGATCATCCCAGTGAGATAATCTATCACCATGAATATGATCAACGTTTTCAATCCGGTGCTCCATCCTCCAAAAAGTGTCGTGATCGCTGCTCCTATTAAACTGATCATAGCTTCAATAAATCTTTTCATCTCTTGCCCTCTTATTCTTCTATGACTTCAGGCTCCTCTTCATAAGTCTGATAGTGTTCATTTTTCTCGATTCCGCCCTTACTGTTTACTACGATGCAAAGAGCTTCGATCACGTTTTCATTTGCTCTCGCAGCTGCCATGACTTGGTGAAAGAGCATGATTCCTTCATTTAATGTCTCTTTTTCTGTTACAAGTTTAGCTATTCCCTGCTCTGTTGTGGTTGCCTCTAAAACGAAATAGGTCATTTTGTTCTCCTCTCTTTTTTTAATTTTTTGCTACGTATGTCATTGAAAATAATAGTTGTTTGTTCAGATCTGCTGTATTTGCATATATTTTTAAGACTCCAGTTTCATCAACATTTATCCAGCTTGCGGCAAGAACACCTCCGGAAGTTATTCCAAGAGCATAAAATGGATTGACCGCTGTTTTAGGCATGTCTGTCGCCAAATTGATAAAACCTTGCGCTGTTGGTGTATAAACAACTGTAAGAGTCACAATTTGACCGATTCTTTTTATTCGTACAGTTGCCCCAGTTATCGGATTTATATTCGGAGTGGTTATGGTACCCCCCCCACTTTCAAAATATGGCATACTTTTATCCTCTCTTTCGTCAACTTGATTTTGTATATTCCAAAATAATAGTTGCATTGTATGCAGATCTGTTTGTACCCGTTATAACAGTAACAACGCTTGATGTTGTTTGCAGTGTTATAGAATACAGCGGATCTGGATTTGCAGCCGGAATCGGCAATGTTGTTCCGTTTATATTGACAAATCCAAATTGTTTTAAAACTTCCCCAAGATTTGAGATTCCATGCTGTACATTTTTATATGTCGCATTTGGTAAAGCTCCAAAATCAATTACTTTTCGATATATATCTTTGCCGTCTATCCATTTAAGCCCAGTCTTTTGCTCGGTTGTGGAGTAATCACCCCCCCGAACATACTTTCGTAATATGGCATTTTTATTCCTCTCTTTCATTTGATTGGCTTTTTTATCTATACAACCGGATAGGAAGCCATGCACTGAAAATAAGATGTATTTGTTGATGGATTGAGATAAACTTTTCCATCAGTTTCAATCTGTATATATCCGTTATTATTTGCTCCATCTCGAACATTCACACGAAAATCAGGCCTAAAACCTTCTGGTAATGTTCCAACAAGTTGATTCCCGGCGTTCAGTGTCGTTCCTGTGTACCTTGATTGTACGAATGTTATGCCTCCAACTTTTTTGTAAAAAACATTGTAGGCATTATCTAATTGAACCCATGGAGTACCCCCCCGAACATGCTTTCGTAATACGGCATTATTACGCTCCTTTCTTACGATTCTTTTACCCAAAGAACCCATACTCTTATATCGTTAGATGTTTGAGCAGCAGAACCCGCGACCGAAATTGTCGATGTTCCTAGTCCGCTCATAGCCTCAAGAACAGGCTGAACATTGTAACCGCCTCCCGAACCAACTTGCGCAAATACTGCTTTATATCCGGCTTTAGTTTTTTGACCAGTATTCCAACCATGACCCGCTGCTGAACTTGCTGAGCACGAATATTGTTCGGTCACTAATTCAGTATTTTTCACCGATTCACTAAACATTCACCTCACCCCCTTATAATCAACTTAACGCTCACAGGGCTGCTCTGTGCCGGGAATGTAATGATAAGAGTTCCGAGTGTGCTGTCATCTATCGCGGTCCAGTTGAGACCAGCCTGATTGGTCATTATCTGAACATTGCAGTTTGCCGTTATTGCTGCATTTGTGAAAGTCACCTGTGTGCTACCTGCTGCCAACGTCTGAACAAGCTCCACGGGCTTATCATCCTTTGCTTCAATCTGATCGGTAAGATCGTCTGAAGGATCGCAATTTGTTCCTGGAGTGATCGTTCCGTTCTGGGAGATCGCAGCTGTTGCAGTGTAAAGGATGTTGTTATAGTAAAACTGATCTCCGATGGAATACCCCTGAGAAGCTGTGGATGAATCTTCAACAGGAGCAACGTCGGTCTTATCTGCTTTTGCATTGTCTCCGCTTACGTTTTCCCACTTCGTTGAAGTGGAATTGTATTGCAAAAAGTCTCCATCTGCTAAGGATGTAAGCGTTACATCTGTAAGAGTGGAGATTGCCGGCACTCCGATCGATTGAGCGTAATACTTGGCGTTGTTTTGATATGTCGGATCTGTTGAAGGAACCGGGGTTCCGTTTCTCTCACCAACAGCCCAAGCCTCTGCATCTTCTTCACTCTGAGCGGCTGCGCTTGCGCTTCCGGAAGCATTGGATTCGCTTGTTCCGGCATTTGTTGCGCTTGTGCTTGCTTCTCCAGCGTAATATTTCGCGTTATTTTGATATGTTGTATCACCGCTTGAGACAGGAGTTCCGCCGCGTTCACCAACAGCCCAAGCCTCTGCATTTTCTTCGCTTGATGCTGCATTTAACTCGCTACTGCTTGCAGCTGTCGCGCTATCTCCTGCGGTGCCGGCGTAATATTCAGAGTTATTGTGATATGTTGGATCGCCGCTTGTAACAGGAACACCGCCACGCTCACCAACGGCCCAAGCTTCTGCATCTTCCGCAAGAGTTCCAACACTTGCAGCTGAAGCTGCTGCCTCGTCAGCGTAATACTTGGCGTTGTTGTTATATGTGGGATCTGTTGAAGGAACAGGCTGACCGTCTTTTGTTCCGACTGCGTAGCCTTCCGCTCTGTCCGCGTCCGCATCTATCTGGGCGATTATTCCCTGGATCTGCTCGGCAAGCTCTGCTGCCTCTTCTATCAAAGGAAGCTCTGTCTCAGATATGATCGTGTCATCAGCAAGCGCCGCGGGCTCAACAAAGATGATGAAGTTGACGGTCGCGATCCTGTCATCGCCCTGGGAAAGAACGAGCTCACAAGGAACTTCACCGCTCACCGCTGTCATCTGCTGCGTGATGTCCACCTCGGCGATATTTGATCCGGCTGTCACTGTTGCCGCATATTGAAAGCCCATTCTATCGGGTTTTGTTCCCTGAACAACTCCCGTCACTCCGCTCGGCACACTGAAAGCCTGATTGCCGTTATAGATAGCCATGTGAAGAGTCCTTGTTCCGGAATCGTACTGGCTGACATTTACCCGCGGAAGCACTTGTCCGGGGATTAGATTAAGATTGATCGATTGTGTTATCATTTGAGCCCTCCAAACTATCAAAGAGTTGACTTGTTTGCTTTAGTGCCTCGTTTTCTTTCTTTAGCTCCTCGATCGAAGCCATCTGTTGAACGATCGCATTCGTGTAATCATTGGCCCTCTCGCGTTCAAAATATGCGCTCACATCCCGAAGGATCATGCACATAAGATCGGCGGGAAGATCATGCTCTTTTTGCACTTCTATGAGCGTCTTTTTGATGTCCTCCGTGGCCTTTGAGCATATTATTGTCATGGGAACCGTTGACGATATCTTCTCCATCAAAGATCCTCCACATGAGCCTTAAATGTCTGTATATTCTCGTCGCATTCCTCTTTGTATGCTTCGTATAATGTAGGTGACTGGATGTTGATATTCATCTGGACCGTTCCTTCTTCTGACTTCTGCGCATACATGCTCACCGCTGTTGTGCTTTCAAGCTGAATCGTTCCTGTTAATATTTTCGATTTGGTTTCCTTGTACATGTGCTCCCTCCTTAAGAGATTGATTGAATTAAACCGTCAGCGGAGTTGATCGCTCCGTTACTTGCCGAGACTGCTTTTGAGTATGAAATATCTTGTTGCATAAGATTGAACGCATAATCTATTCTATCGGTGGATTTGCTTAATGAATATTGTGAATCGGGAATGTAAGCAGATCCATTAAGTGTTACATATCCGCCTCCAGATGGTACATTTCCGGAGACAGAAAATTGCACATTATTGTATCCTGTACTGCTAGATAATGAGGCATCTGTCACAATATTCTTTGATCCGCCAGTATATCCTGTTAATATATGACCAAGGGAAGCGCTGTCGTAGCTTATGCTTTTAACGAACGAAGTAGCTCCGCTCACGCCAACGACTCCATTGAGCGCGAGCTTTCCGACAATGTTAAAATACCCGTTGCCGATCTCAAGAGCTGCCGACTGTGTTCCATCGGTCTTATAGCCCGTGATGGTTCCTTTATCAAGAACGAGCTTTCTTCCGTCCGATGTGATCGATGTGATCTTTCCATCATTCGCAAGTGTAAAATATGTGGAAGTGATCGTCAGATTCTTCGACGAGAGAGCTCCCGTTGCCAGATTAAAAGTCGTGTTTGCATTTTCATCCTGAAGAACACCGGCTTTTATTATGTTGGCGTTAAGTGTTCCGGTATCAATGAAGTCGGCTACAAAATGCCCATCTATTGTCCACGCCGTTGTAAAAGGTCCGTTATATCCTGACGTTGAGAAGCCGATGCCGTTAAGATTCATACGGATGACATTGACCGCCGTGGAGATGTCGTCAGTGTCCATGATAAGGATCTCTTGCGGCTCACCGTCCGCGTTTGTATTAAAAACAACATGACCGCCGAGCCCGCCCTGGATGAGCTTTGTTGCTCTGGCGATCGCTTTCTCCATGTGAGTAGTCTGTTCTTGCTCCGCGTTGTTGATCTCTCCGTCAAAATAATTGTTAAGGCTGTAATAAGTATCTCCCAGTGTTATCGCGTTATATCTTTCCTGAAGAACGTTGTAGTCAGTTCTTACAACCTTTGTCGTGAAGTCTATTCCTAAAGGTTCATATAAGACATGGACCACATCGCACATCTTCACTCTTTCAAGCGCTGCTATGTGCTTGTATTCTTCCGTGTTCCATAAAGCCACAAAAGAAACGGTGATGTTATTGTTAAGCTTCCAGCCTTCATTGGATGAAATGTAAGCATTTGCCGCACTTCTAAGATCTGACTCCGTAGGAGCTTCCGCAAAGTCTCCCGATAGGTCAACAGGCTTAACGATATAAAACGGATAATCACTTGCATGCGCTGACATTATCGCCTTTTCAGGAAGCGTCATGACTGAATCGCCATCTGTCCAAAACGGAACTATTCCGGTGTAAACCTCTGTCATATCGATAACGTCTTTTATATCCGTGATATTCTTTCCATATCTGAGCGTTACGCCGTTATCGGATCCCCTATTCTGATGCAAGATGACGTTAAAGCGCGAGAATTCAAGGTCTCCCGTTCCATATACGTCAAGAACAGAATCGGAATATCCTCCCAGCATTTCCCTTATAGCTGTCGGAACCGCAACAGTATATCCAACTGTACTTGTGAGATCTGTTGTAAATGAAAAAGGATTCGTTGTCGCCGATTTGCTCGGAATCGTTGAAAAAAGCTCCTGAATCGTTCCGGCCGTGAAAGGCATGACTGTGATCCCGTTAAGCCTGTAAGATATATGTTCCGCTTTTATGGTACAGATGCCGTTTATAGGTTTTTCAATCCTATAAATATCAAATGGTTCCGTAAGCCCTCCGTCATGAGGCTGCGCAAGAATGATCCTTCCTTCCTGAATGTCAGAGAAATGGATCCCTGTGATCGGATAAGTCATCTCAAGCTCATAGATGCCATTCCTCTCTTCTGTGACCTTGCAGCTGACCGCATCAGACAGCCTTCCGAGGCCGTTTGATGTGAATGTTGATTCAGTTCCTTCGTAAAGTATAGGAATCATATGATAAACCACCTCGGCGTAATATCTATCTTGGTAAGATTCCCCGTCAATGCAACGTTAGTTGTTCCGGGATTCAATGTGATCTCACCTGTGAATGAAACGTCCTTATTGCAATTCGTAGCTCCCTTATATGCATCCATGATCTCGCAATCAATGTCCACATATGTGCTTATTGAGCTTATCGTGATAGTTTGTGAGCCGATCCCTACTGTTCCGGCTCCTGTGCCATATACTCGAAGCATTGGCTTTGAAGCAAACTCCGTCCGATTGAATACTGCTCCTGACGTTAAGATCTCGATCGTTTCCTCACCGCTTTTTAAAAAGCGCTGCGGTTTACAATCAAATTCGAGCGTAAATTTGCCTGACCTGTTCATATATCCGCGTGTTTCGATGTTCGGATTTGATTTAAACCTTCCCATTCTAAACTCATAGGGATGATATGAATCTTCAAGTCTCTGATAACCGATCTGGGATCCGGCAAAGTTTAAAAAATCTCTGATTTTGGAGGGAAGATTTTCTGTAATATAAGCCGGATATTTAACGGTTATATTTTTGAAGTTTCCCAGATCAAAAAGGAGATTGCCGTTTCTTCCGGCAACCTCCTGCGTTGTGACATTTCTCTCAGGAGCTGAGTAGGTGCTTTCGCCTGAGATGAATATTCCAAAATCAAAAGTGCTTCTACCGTTAAAAGTTAGATAGTGCCTCATCCGAATGCAACTCCTCTCCTTACTATGTTGTTTGTGATCCTCTGCTCGATCACATCGGCAAGCTCACCGATATCCTGACCTTGAGCGCCGTAGATATTTATATTGAATGTGTTCGTTGTAGGTCCTGACAACATCTGTCCGCCCGCCTGCGGAACCATCGTTTGAGCAAGTCCGTTCATTGCTTCCGCAACCTTCGGGATCCCCTGGCTGATTCCATTTGCGATCATATCCATCATATCAGGCATATATGTGTGGAAATCCGAAAGAGGACCCACATCCGGCTCTGAGAAATGGATGTAACTTGAGATCATTCCCGCAACTTCTGAGATCTTTGCTCTGAGCGCATCGATCTTCTTCTGGATTCCATCAATGAGATTCTGGATCATTTCCTTGCCCCAGTTATAGAACTTTCCGGGAAGCTCTCTGATATAATCAACTGCTGCCTCTATGCCGTTGACGATCGTGCTCTTAACAGCGTCAATTCGTTCTTTTACTCCCGTCTTAATCTTGTCGAAGATCTCTTCAAACTTGAGCTTTATATTTGTAAGCGTTGTTGTGATCCAGGTCTTGATCGCATTCCATATCGTGAAGATCGTCGTTTTTATCGCGTTGATCGCGTTAAGCACAATAAGCTGGATCCCGGTCCATATATTTCTGAATATCTCTTCAAGATTTATTCCAAAGGCGCTAAAGAAGCCCGTAACATATGCAATATGAGCCTGTATAAATGCAAGCATTCCATTAAGCCAGTTTTGAATGGCTGCAAGGAAATAATTTGCTGCTCCTTCAAGATCGCCCTGAAGCAATGCGATGAATGCATGGATTATGTTGCTAATAAACTCGATGATGTTGGTGATCACGTCAATGATCGGGCCTGCTGCGTTAGCTATTCCGGAAGCTACTCCGGCAATGAGCATGAAGATTGCTTCAAATACGGGCTCAAGCGTTGTCATCAGATCCCCAAAAGCCTGACCAAGTTTTGAAAGTGCTTCCTTAACTTTCTCGATCGCCGGGCTCATATTCGCAAAGGCATTCTGGACCGCATTTCTAAAATCTTCGTTTGTGTTATAAAGATATATAAATGCAGCCGTTAAGGCAGCGATCGCAGCTATAACAATGCCGACGGGGCTTGCTATCGCGCTAAGAACGCCGGAGATTCCGCCCGCACTTGATATAAATGAGCCTATTCCTTTGACTGCTTTACCAAATACGCTCACAGTGCTTCCGATCCCTGATGTGAGCTTTCCTATTACCAAAAGAACCGGTCCGATCGCAGCGGCTATCGCTGCAAATTTTATGATCGTTTTTTTCTGATCTTCATCGAGGCTGTTCCATTTCTCAATAAGCCCCTCGATCTTTGTCATAAGCTTCTCAACATATGGCATCAGGATCTCTCCGATGCTTATTCCTACATCTTTGAAGCGTTCTTTTAGCTGGCTCATTTTGGCCGCCATTGTGCCATATCTTTTCTCTGCTTCCGCAGCAAGTGCATTGTTTTCTTCGTATGCTCTCGAAGATGTATCAACCGCATCTCCTAAGAGTCCGGAAGCAAGTGCAAGAGATTGGAGCATATTGCTCTGACGGATTCCGCCAAGGCCGAGCTCGTCAAGGACAAGAAGCGCATTCTCTCCTTTTTCATCCAAAGAGCCTAAACCGACGATAAATGCTTCTAGAGCTTTCATCGGTTCATTCTGCCATGTTTTTGCAAATTCCTCGGCTGACATGTTCGCAATATTAGCGATCGATTCAAGGTTTTCCGTTGAACCATTTTCAAAATCAGCTATGGACTGAGAGATCGTTTTAAGTGTCTGGGCCATCGCTGTGCCGCCCGCTTCGGCTTGTATGCCTACCGAGCTCATGGCTGTTGCAAGTCCAAGGATATCCGTTGATGTCAATCCTGCAATGGTTCCCGCTGAAGCCATACGTGTGGCCATCTGAACAATCTCGGATTCTGATGTTGCGAAATTATTACCAAGCTCAACGATCGCGGAGCCTATCTTGTCAACGTTTTCAGTTTCCTCGCCCGTGATATTCATAAATCTGGCGAGGTTCGTCGCAGCTTCTTCAGCTGTCAGATTGGTCGTGTCACCGAGCATGATCATTGTCTCGGTGAAGTTTGTCAGATTTTCAACGCCTTCAACACCGAGCTGTCCTGATATCTCCATGACTCCGGCGATCTCTTCCTTGGAAGAAGCTGTCTCCGTTGCCATCTTTTGGATGTTCTTTGCAAGTTGAGCATATTCTTCATCTGTGGCGTTTACTGTCTTTTGAACGCCCGTGAGAGCGGTTTCCCAATCAACTGCTGCCTTAAAAGAAGCGCCAAAAGCTCCCACGATCGGCATTGTTACTTTTGCGGTAAGACTTGAACCGATTCCGGCAAGCTTATCACCTACGCCTTTGATCTTATTGCCGACTTTTTCGATCTCTTGGCCTGCAAGCTGCATCTGTGTTCCAAGAACCGAAGAAGATTGTCTTGCCTGCGCTTCAAGATCCCTGAGTGCTTGAGTGTCAAGGTCGATCTGGATCTGAAGATTTCGCGCAGCTTCAGAATTGGCATCGAAGCCTTCTGTGTTCTTCATCTGCGCAAGAGCTTCTTTTTCAGTATCAAGTTTCTTTTTGGTGTTTTCGATCGCATTTGCAAGCTCGACTTGCTTATCTTTTAAAAGATCAGTGTTCCCCGGATTAAATTTAAGAGCCTTGTCGATATCTCTCAAATTCTGCTGTGTTTTGTTGATCGCCTTGTCAACGTTGGAGAGCGCTTTGACGAGTTTGGTGCTATCGCCATCTATTTCGATCGTTATACCTTTGATTCTGCCAGCTGCCATATGCTACTCCTAAAATCTATCAAAATCGGCTTGTGAAGCTACTTCTTTATATTTAAAACTGTCGTTGTCCAATTCCGTTAAAATATCAATGATAACTCCATAATCAAGAACATCCAGGTCAGACAACCGAAGTCCGCCCTGGATGCATCTTAAGATATACAACGGTGTATTTAATTCTCTTTCAGTTTTTCTTTTCTTTTTTTTTAGGTTCCGATCGAGTCTCCATGTTTCCCGTATATAGGTTTACGATCTGATCGGAAGCGTTAAGGATGTCCATCGGTCCAAACTGCTCAAGCCATGTCACATATATATCCTGATTTAAGCAATTAAGATCAGCTTTGCCTTCTTTTGCTTCAGCTGCCTTCGCCATAATAAAGGCAAGCTCGGGAAGGCTGTCCATGGCTTTGACCGCATCTTTTTGAGCTTCGTTAAACTCTGAAATAAGATCTTTTCCAAAGATCATCTTGTATCTTATTGGTGTTGCTCCGTTGGCAAGCATAGGAATGGTGATATCACCGATTTTTATCTCTTTGTACATGTTACTCCCTCCATTTGTTAAGTTGTGATCACAGGCGTGCCTGAAGGCTGATAAACTGCCGAGAACCAGTTTGTATAAGGCGTATCTGTCTCATTGCAACGTGCCTTGATAACGTCTGCATCAAGAGAAGCGTTGTGAATTGCCACAGCTGTGATCTCAAGAGTCTCTGTCTGAGGCTCGATCTCTTCCTCGGTTGTTGCACCGGAAACAGAGGGCCTTGTTGCAGAGCAGTTATACAATACATGTCTTGTCGCATTTGCATCTCCCTCAAACTGGAAGAGAAGTGCGAAGTTGACGGTCTTTGCTCCGGCATCCTCGACAAGCACTCCGTTGTCGTCTAAGATATCGCCGAGCACGTCCTTCCTGAATGAGTCAGGGATAAGAGCGGACTCAAAATCTCCTGAATATCCATTATTTGACTGACCGATCCAGTAGTCGATATTGTCGGCTCTGAATTTGGTTGTCTCACCTTCAGCGTCAAGCGAAAGGTTGACAGCTCCGGGCCATGCAACGGGAGTTGCATAGGTTGCTGTGTTTGTTGTAGCGTCAATCGTGGCTACACTGTAATATACATTTTTTAAGCCGTATTTTACTTTATTAGCCATTAATCAATACCTCCATTTCATAAGCTATTTGCCACATTTTCTCTGATTCAATATAATTCTCTTCTTTGTAGTAAGTAAGGCCGTTTGATGAAAGTACACTTTCAACAGCGGCCTCCGCACTGAAATCTTTTTCGTCTGTGTAAAGCTCGACGTTGATTCTTTCTATTCTCTGGTAGTTGCTCTCATCTGCATAAAGATCATCTGTCTCAACAAAAAAGAACACGACATAAGGACAAGGCTGTGCCGTTCCTTCAGGGAATTGAAAATAAGCATATGGATATCCGATGGATGCAACCATCGTCGCTATTTCTTTATGAGTCATTTTTACCCCCTGTTAAGATTTTTCTTAAGTCTGTTCTCGAATTCCTTGATCGCCCATTCTTCAACGGTCTTGATGTGAACAATGGCTCTCGTTTCTCCTACTTGTCGCCCTCCGCTTCGCAGTACATGACCAAACTCCAAAAGATGCGCAAGGTTATAGGTTCCCTTTTTGCCGTAAACAGTGGCTCCGGTCTTATATCGCTTTTTATCAAGCGTATATGTCCATCCTTTTGAATATCTGTGTTGAGTCGCGCTCTGAGATCTCGGAGATTCTTTTCTTAGCTTCTGAGCAGCTTCCTTTGCAACTTCTTGAACAACCTTCTCAGTTACTTGGATAACCTCATCGCTATATTCTTCTAAGCATTGCCTTATTGCGCTTTCAAGCCCATCTTTGAGATTTATTCTTGAATTTGCTGTGCTCAAAGAAATCACCTCACTCCGTAGTTGTCGGAGCTGTTACTGTGCCGCCTTTACGCTCAACATAAAGCTCCACCTCGTCGGTCCTTCTGTGATAAGTTCTATAAACCGAATAGCGATTATTATTGAAAACCACAATCGGCTCATCGTTGTAGTCTCCAAAAAACACGGTGAATTTAAGTTCAGGGTTTAAACCGTTTCGACCGCCCTCAAAAAATTCAGACATAGAAACGGAGTCAACTTGGGCATACACAGTCTTTTTACTCTCAGATTGTCTCCAAACGCCAAAAGCGTCCTGCGTTTTCGTTATACTGATGAGATCTATTGTTGTGCTTCTATCCATGTTGTGTACCCCGTCGCCATTGAAAGCTGCGCTTTTTGCTCGTCGTAACTTGCCTTTAATCGGTCATACTCGTCCGGCTCTCCAAAATGGATCTTGCAATATGTTATTATCGCCCTTGTGATGATCGCATCAAAAGCGTTATCCGTCGTGACAGGAAGATCTACTCCGGCAATACCGAGATCGATCTTTGCCGCTTCGATAAGATCCGAAAGCTCCGAATCGAATGCTTCTGTTGTAATTCTGAGCGCAAGTTTAACTTTCGTTAGCATTTTTTCACCTCATTAAAGCCCATGATGCTATTTGCATATAAATCCTCATATTCAGGATATACAGTGATGTGACCAATGTGACCGAGCCAAACTCTGGGCTCCGCCCATAATTCAATCCCGGCATCTCTTGCTCTTTTACAAAAGGCAAGATCTTCTCCCAGCTCCTTCATCGGGAAGAAAGCAGTTCCGTTTATGGTGTATACCTTCTCGGCAACTTTCGTTTCCATGAGAACACAAGCGAATCCACATCCGCCGATCTTAAAGGTTCCGTTAGGATAATCATGACCTTCCCATCTATCGACAGCCGGCCATATCTCTTTAAAGATACAGCTTACATGTGGAGCTCTTCTTGCGTGTGCGATTCCTGTCACAAAAGGCTTTCCGGAAAGCATAAGATTTTCCAGAAGATCCTCGTTAAAGATCATGTCGGAATCGAGCCAGAGAATATGTGTAAAGCCTTGATCAATCGCCATCTTTGCAAGCTTATCCCTGCCTACATAGACAAGGGTTCCGCCCTGGTATATGACTTCAAAATCAATTCCATCCTCGTCAAGCCTTCTGATCAGTTTCGTGAGGCATTGAACAAATTGGAAATGCATATAGTCATATGTGGGAATAGCAATCATCAACTTCATTTCTTTTTACTCTTTTTCTCCGTTACTTTTTCGGGTTTTTTTGTGATATCAGCCTTCTCAATCTTTTCTGCGGTTTCCATCTTGTCAGGCATTTTGACAGCTACCTCAACAGCGGAACCAACTGACACAAGGAAATTAAATTCAGCCGGGGAGACATCTATGATCTCCCCAGCCTTATGAATTATCCTTGCATCTCTTAAAAGTCTTACTTTCATCAGGTTGTTGATGAAGGCTTTGCAATATTGCAGAATCTTCCGCATGCTGTCAATGCGTGAGCTGCATACTGGCGGCCTACGATCTTAACCATATCTTCCTCTGCTTCTGAAAGGTCATCATATTTGATAACGATTCCATCGCCTTCAGGATAATTGACCTGAACACCGCGAAGATCTCCGATTGATGCGTAAACCGCATTAGCTGCTGCGCTATCATATGCAGGATATTCGCTTGAGAATGCAACAGGGAATCCTCTGAAGGGATCAAAAGCAAAGTTGCCTGCTGCCTGTGCAGCAACAAAGTTTGCATATGTGAGCTTATTCATGATGATAACAGGATTTGCTGCCTCATCTGAAAGATTTGCAAAAGCGTTTGCAAATGTTGTTACTGAAGGAGCTTCTGTGATCTTTGCAACTGAAGCTGCTGAGGATGTTGCGCTTGTAGGTGCATTCTTTACATCATCAACAACAAGAGCTGCAAGCTTCTTCACGATCTGATATGTGAGCTCGTCGTAAATGTAGCGAACAAGTGTCTCTCCGCCCATTGCGATCGCTTCATCAGATACATGGATCCATTTCTTGATGTTCTTAGGGATCATTGTAACGATTCCAAGAGTAAGGTTCTCCTCTGTGGGCGCTGTTGTGCCTTCATCGTGAACATATGCTCCATCAGCTGAAAGCTCGAATGCAACATTGAGATTTCCGCGGATGAATGTTCTTCTTACTCTTGAAAGGATGTCATTGTTATCCCATGCGGTTCTGATGATCTCGTCTACGATTGTAGGAACGGGAACAACACCGGATGCATCTGTTGTCAGGAGCGCTCTGCACTCGCTGTCATCTTCACTTACAAGATATCTTGCAAATGCATCGATATATTTCTTTGAAGCTCTGATCTCTTCATTTGTTTTCATCTCTTTTCTTTCCTCCTTAAATTCTTTCACAACAGTGCCGGCGCCTTCAGCAATTGCTTTTCTGATCTCCGCCTTCTGTGCTTCGGCTGCTTTTCTTTCCTCAACCTCTGCCTTGATAGATTTCATCTCGGCTTCAAGAGCGTCAAGATCAGCGTTCTCATTATCAACTTCTGAAACAATGGCATTTTTACGAGCTTCAAGCTCTTCCATAGTCATCTCTTTGATCTCCATGATTTATACCTCCGATAAGATTTTGATTTTCTTTTTCTGCATTTCCACTCTGCGCTTCTCTTCCTTTACGCTATCCAGCGATGCTTTTGCACTATCCAGTGCATCAGCGAGGCCGCGAGCCTGAATGGATGTTGCTTCATATGCCGGGAAGGTAACGGCTGATACTTCCATGACCTGGCTGATCGCCAAGATATGTCTCCTTGGATGTTCGCTCTCAATATCTTCCCATTTATCGCTATCTACTCTAAACATGAAAGACATTCCGGAAATGTCTCCACGCTCAACAGCAGAATAAAGCGCTCTTGCATCAAAATTGTTCTCTGTATCAAGATTTACCCTGATATTCATTCCGATCTCAGGATCAACCATCAGCTGCATTGTGCTGTTGGCGTTGTTGTTTCTGGAACGAGCGAGCGGGATCATATCAGTGTTATGATTGACCAAGAATCTTACATCTCTAAGATCAGCGCCATTCAAGGCACCTCTGTCGATCATCTCGTCATACCATCCAAGATCGGTCCAGCTATCATATACGATCGGAGTGCCTTCGAGATAATTCCCGCGCTCCTCATCATTGACAGCTCTAACCTCAAAATTAAAGGCCCTTATTTCCATTTTGTCAGTGTTCATCTGTATTCCTCCGTTTATCTCCATTGCATTATTTGAGTTTCATTGTCGATATCACATGAGTAGTCGTTTATTACTGTATAATTTGAAAAATCTATCCAGTTTATGCGAGTCTCTTTGATGACTTGCCAGAGCTCCCAAGATATTGGATGCCTTGTGAATGCACCTTCATCGCAAAGCCTCCTGATCTCATGTATCGCTTCCCGGAAGTGCTTTTGATTCTTTACCTTGAAAGCAAAGGGCTCGGCGTAGTTCTTTGGATAATTCCTTGCAAAAGGCGGAGCCGATGCAAAAAATTCAATATCATCCGTATCTGTATCAACTATCTTTTGAATGGCCTCATCGCTGAAGAATACATCGCCGAATACATAACAAGTCGGCTCGTCTGTCGGTATAAAGCCATCGACCCAGTATCTTCTTTCAACGCTCTGATCATAAAAGGTATTTGCATGGAGCAATATCGGAACGCCAAACTTCGCGAATCGCTTATTTCGTGACGATATCGCAATATCTTCCACACCCGCCTGTCTTAAGAGCCTTATAGTTCTCTCAACAAGCGCCTCACCATCTTTTATAATCATCTGCTTCGGTCTTTCGTTTTTTGGATCACAACCGCACATGATGACATATCTCATTCTTGATCTACCTCTTGATTAATCTCCTGAAGCCTTTCGTCAGTCGAATAATACTCTCCGCGGATTATCCGAACATCTCCACCTTCAACCGGCGGGAGATTCCAGATCTCACGGATGTCGTTAATGCTCATTACTCCTCTGTCGAGAAGCTGACTCGATACCTGAAGCTTGTCATTGTTTGACATATACATCATTCTGTTGGCTGTGAAGATGATGCTGTTGCCGCTTCCCTGCTCCCTGAATGTGAAGAGCATCCTTGTAAGAACTTCCGAGAACTGAATGGCAAAAGGCTCGATCGCACCCTCATAGAATGCATTCCATGAATCTCCATAAGCCTTATTTGTCAGGATGTCCTCATTGACCATGAAATATTGATATACGTTCTTTTCGATAAGCTTCATCTCATCCGCATCAACAACAAAGGGCTGTGATTTAACCTGGTTGATATTGGAGTAAGTGTTTGGGAACAAGAGAAGTCCACCGCCCTCCGCTTCCTTGCTGAAGTTCTCTTCCGAGAATCGTTTTCTTTCATTCGCAAGATCCTCGGTCTTTGAGAAATTATTTACCTGAGCATAGAAGCGATAAGTGGCTGCGGACTTAACTCCTTCAGTGATTCCCTGATTCTGGATGTGAATAAGATCCATCGTCGGGAAGAGTGCATGATTGCTCTCTCCAAAGAAATCACTTTTATATTGGAATTTGGTGAGGATTCCGCAGTTCTCAAGCTCGATCGCAGCTTTCTCGCCCCAGTTAAACTCATATCTTAGATATGGCTTGTTGTTATACATGACGATCTCTGTTTTATGCGGAAGCGGACAAAAGATCCCGCTTACTGCACTGTATTGATCAAAGATCGGAACGATGAAAGCTGTGTTATGAATATCCAAGATCGTCGCTGTTCGATACATGAACTGTGACCAAGTCTGAAATTTATTAGGGCCTTTAAGAAGCTTGTTCTGAAGCGCGGGCTTTGCTGATCCTATGATATTAACTTTTAATTTGCTTATATGAGTCGCCCTTGCGTTTATAGCCGATCTTACAAGCTCACTCTCATAGAGTTCTCCGCCCCATGTTGTGAATTTTGGCTCATAACCGTTGAGCATCTTAAACGCCTTGATGTTTTCCGTCTTGATCTTTGGTCTGTTTTTCAAAAAGATATCAAATAAGCCCATTTTTTAAACCTCATTAAGTAATCTGTCGCCGATCTCGTTGTACCATTTTTGTCTAACGCAAAAAGCGTCAGCCATGGCTGCTGTGCCATCGATGTGATCCGTTGGATTTATCTTCACAAGTTTTCCGCGGCCTCGTTCAGTGTTCATCTTTATGGCACTATTAAGAAGATGGATCTTCAAAAGATCATTGTCGCCAATATGAACCTTCCCATCTTTGAAAAGCCCCTCCATCTCTTGAAGCACTCCCCAGAGATTGTCGCCCTGGAATACGTCATCAGTTCTGAAGCCGTATCTCTCAAGATCTTGGATTAGATATTGAGCGGAATATCTATCATAGCCGGTCATCAAGGGAAGAATCTCATATTTCTCGACGAGCTCCGTGAGCCAGTTATAACAATCCTTATAATCAACGTAGTTATCTCCGGATAATTCGAGGATCCCGCGCTGAAGATAAATATTGTAAGGAACTCCGTCTCTTGCGATCGCTTCATCGATCTTCTCAGCCGGGAGCCAGAACTTTGCAAAAACATAAAACTCCCCGCCTTTCTCGATAACCACAAGCGCGGCTGTTAAGTCGGTTGTTTGAGAAAGGTCAATCCCGGCTACACAATAAGAAGAGCGGAACTCCTCGATATTCAAAGGAGCCCCGCACATCTTTTCAACAGTCTGAGTCGATAACCACGCAAGAGAGCTGTTCTGCTTTAAGTTGCAATACTTGGTTATAAATTCCGCTTTCTTGGAAAGTGAACCCTCTGCAACAGCGATCTCTTCAAGAAGATAATCGACCGTGACTGAAACGTTAAGATTTGGATTTGACTTCTGTAGTTCGTTGATGTCGTTCCATTTCTCTACATCGTCAATCATATATAAAAAGGGCAACAGCTTCTTTTCTTTGCTGTCGCCCAGTAAAAACCTTGTAGCACGTTTCAACAGTTCGTCATATATGCCATCGTTTATATAACCAGCTGTCGAACAGGATAATAGAATGGCTTCCGGTCTTGCACCCATTCCGGACTTCATAACTTCGTATTGCTTAAGCCCTGAATCTCCATCCCATGCCGCAACCTCGTCACATATGCAAAAGCTCGGATTAAAACCATCAGACTTCTTTGCTGAGAAGGCGATCTTCTTCACCGTTGAATTCTGGGAAGGTATAAAGAGATCGGCCATTCTATGACGCGGTAAAACAGAAGTGTCTTTCACGCTCTTGTTATGCATATCTTTTTCGCTGACCTCTTCCTTTAGTGCCTGATATTCAGGATCAAGAAGAGTCATCTGCCAGATATTATTGTAAATGATGTCGGCTTGTTCGAGCTTCGGAGCAATATTGAAGATCTTCGATCCGTAGCCTCCGAGCCACCATTCATACTTGGCAATAGCTGCTGCCAGCAAGGATTTTCCGTTTTTCCTTGCAACAACAAGTAAAACCTCTCGGAATTGCCTGAATCCTTTATCATCTACGATCCCATAGATCGCAGCGATGAAAGCTTTCTCCCAGAGCTCTAATTTGAGCGGCTGAGGAGCGAGCGGGCCTTCAGTGTGGAAACAATGTTCCTCAATCCACTCGACCGCAGCGTTCGCCTTCTTTTGATCGTAAAAGAACTGTTTATCATGCAGTCCGTTGACAATATATTCAAGAATAAGCATGATCCAGCTCCCGACTTCGATGGAGCCATCTTTAACTTTTTGGTAATATGTCAGAATCCAGTTCTTCTTGCCGGTTCTTTTTGTTTTTTTGCCCTGCTTCTTCGTATCTCTCGCCATTTCTTTTTTCGTAG